ACATCGCTGCGGGGAACTCGTCGGGCTACAACTACGCGTCGGGACGCCTCGACCACCAGACGTACTACAAGTCGCTCAAGGTGGACCGGGCGTTCATGGAGGCGGAGATACTCGACCGCGTGTTCGAGGCGTGGATGCGCGAGTGGTCGCTTGCGACCGCGACGCAGCTCGATGCCTGCGACTGCCGCCACGTGTGGTTCTGGGACGGACAGGAACACGTGGACCCCGCGAAGGAGGCGAACGCGCAGGAGAAGCGGCTTCTCAACAAGACCACGACCTTGGCGACCGAGTACGCGAGACAGGGCAAGGACTGGGAGACTGAATTGAGGCAGATCGCCAAGGAGAAGACCCTCATGAAGGAGCTCGGCATCGACGACGCAAAACCTATCCAGGAACAGGAAAACGAAGGAGAAGAAGATGGAAGCGAAAAGTGAATATCTAGAGATCACCGCCGCGAAGGACGGCGGGAAGCACAAGGTTGCGGGGCTCGCCTACTCTGGCGGGAAGATGAGGCTGTTCGGCTGGTCGAGGCCTGTCGTGGTCGATCTTTCCGGGATGGCGGTCCCAGAATCGGTACCCTTGCTCGCGAACCATGAGAACCACACGCTGGGGCGTGTCGGCGTGGTCGCCGCCAAGGTCGCCGACGGGCATCTTTCCATAGCGGGCGACATCGTCGCTGGAGGCGAGCTCGCCGAGGCGATAGTCGCCCAGGGCAAGGCTGGCGCCGACTGGCAGCTCTCGATCGGAGCCGAGGTCGAAGCCGCCGAGCTTGTGCAGGAAGGGAATCGCACGGTGAACGGGATCGAGCACGAAGCTCCGTTCTACCACGTAACGAAATCGACTTTGAGGGAGGTCAGCGTCGTCGCCGTGGGCGCGGACCGCTCGACGCACATGACAGTCACGGCACAACTGCAACTGAAAGGAAACTCCATTATGGAACCTGAAGTGACCAACAAGGAGACGAAGCCCGTCGAGGCGGCATCTCCCGCAACCCCGACGGCTACGCCAGCGGCTGTGCCGAAGGACACCCCCAAGACGGTGACCGCGTCCGCGGCACCTGAAAAGCCGGCCGAGCCGATGCCGGACGCGAAGGCAATCGCCGAGGAGGCCATCAAGGCCGAGCGCGAGCGCGTCACCATGATCAAGATCGCCTGCGGCAGCGAGTTCCCTGAGATCGAGGCGAAGGCAATCGCCGAGGGATGGAACAAGGCGCAGGTCAACGAGGCCGTCCTCGCGGCATACAGGGCGAAGCAGCCGACGACCTCCGCGCCTTCCGTCACGATCAGGAAGTCGGGTATGACCGAGAAGACGCTCGAGGCAGCGCTTTCCCTCCGCGCCGGCATCGGAGCGGACGAGCTTGCGAAGTCGATGGGCGACGAGACCGTCGAGGCCGCGATGAAGGACTCCGACATTCCGCTCCAGGGGGTCCTCGCCGAGTGCATGAGGCTCGAGGGGATGAACGTCCCGCGCACCTTCGACAACGCCAGCATCAAGGCGGCGTTCTCCACGGTGTCGCTCCCCGGCATCCTCTCCAACGTCGCGCAGAAGAAGCTCCTTCAGGCGTATCAGGCGCAGCCGATCATCGCGACGAGGCTCTGCACCTCCGCCGACCTCTCCGACTTCAAGGAGAACCAGCGCTTCCGCCTGACCGACATCGGCGATTTGAAGCCCGTCGGCGCCGACGGCGAGATCAAGGACGGCGGCGTCTCCGAGGAGAAGGCCGTGAACCAGCTCGACACCTACGCGAAGAAGTTCTGCCTCACGAGGAAGATGATCATTAACGACGACCTCGGAGCGTTCCTCAAGGTTCCGACCGCGATGGGCAACCGTGCGGCGCGTCTTGTGGACCAGCTCTTCTTCGAGCGCCTCATGGTGAACCCGACGATGCCCGACGGCAAGGCGCTCTTCTCGTCCGGACACAGGAACCTCCTCTCCGGCGCGACCTCGGCGCTCTCCGCCGATTCGCTCAAGAAGGCGATCAAGATGTTCCTCGACCAGACGGACTCGGACGGCCAGCCCGTGAACGTGGAGCCGAGCATCCTGCTCGTCCCGACGGCGCTCAAGTTCCTCGCGGTCGAACTTACTCGCGGCGCGGCATTGATGATGTCCGGCGGCGCGGAGAACACGATCCGCCCGACCTTGAACGTCCTCGCCGACGAGAACCTCTCCATCGTGAGCTCCCCGTACCTCTCGAACGCGAAGTATGCGGGCGCGAGCGACACGGCGTGGTACCTCTTCGGAAAGCCGGGAACGGTCGACACCTTCGAGATTGGCTACCTGAAGGGCAAGCGCACTCCCACCGTGGAGCGCGGAGACCTGGACTTCAACGTCCTCGGCATCTGGTTCCGCGTCTACTTCGACGTGGGCATCCGCGAACAGGACCATCGCGGCATGGTCAAGTCCAACGGGGCCGCGGCCTAAACATTCTCTGGCCCGCGCCGCAGGAGGCAGGTTTCTTTGCTTGTTTCTTTCCCTGCCCCTGCGGACGGGCCGCTTAATCTTCAAACGAGAAAGGATCTCTTAAGATGGATGCAAGATATGTTCAGAGGGGCGATGCGATAGACCATACGCCCGTGGCCGATGTCGCGGCGGGCGACTTGATCGTCCTAGCCGAGAAGCTCGTCGGAGTCGCGAAGCTCGACATCAAGGCCGGAGAGCTCGGAGCGCTTGCGCTTACGGGCGTCTACGAGACGACAAAGGCGTCCGGCGTCGTCTTCGCGAAGGGCGCGGAGGTCGGATGGAATCCTGTCGCGAAGGAGGCTGTCGCGGCCGGGACGTCCGGCTCCTTCAGGATCGGACACGCGGTCGCCGATGCGGGCGCATCGGACATCTTCGTCGTCGTAAGGCTCCAGCAGGGTCTCAACTAAGGCCATGATCAAGTCCGCAATCGAACACATGCGCGCGATCCAGATCGAGCGCCTCGCCGCCGAGATCGGCTACACGCCCCTCGGCGGCGAGAAGCTTCCGGTCCGCGCCGTGGTGGGGCGGACGGTGTTCCGCACGACGGACGAGAGCGGAATCTGGACGAGGATCGAGACGCGGGACTTCATAGTCCCCAAAGGGCAGCTTGCCTCCGAGCCGCAGGTCGGCGACGAGATCGAGTTCCTCGGGGGGACATATGAAGTCCTTGCGCCCGGCGGAGAACCGTGCTGGCGGTGGAGCGATTCGTTCCGCACGGCCTACAGGATTCACGCCAAACACACGGGAGGTGAGTAGCAATGGCAGCAGGCGAACAGCAGCATGCGGAGATGCCGCCGGGGTTCCCTGAACTCTGGGAGGGGCTCACTCGGGCGAGGATGGACATCGCGGAGCTGAAGGGCATGGTCAAGATGCACTTCTCCGACGGGGCGCACCACACGCCTCCGTGCGCCACGGCGACCGGCCTTCAGAAGACCCTGCATGCGGCGATGGGGGCTGCGATAATCTCGCTCCTCTCCGCCGTCGCGTCGCTCGTCTTCGAGGTCGTGAAGGGAATGCAGTAGGAGGAGTCAAGATGGTCGACATCATGGGACTTGCGCAGGGCGTCGCCGAGGACATCGGAGAGGCCGAAGTCGAGCTCGCGCCGGAGTTTGCGCTGAGGGACATCAAGGAGAGGACGCGAATCGTGGTCGTCCCCGTCGGCATCAGGCACAGGATGCTTGCGCGCGGATTCCGCGAGGATCTTCTCACCGTGCAGGTGGGTGTCCTCAGAAAGGCGACCGAGGACGATCTGGTCGACCTCGTCAGCTATGTGCAGACGCTCGCCTTGCACTTCCTGCACCGCACGATAAGGGGCGCGAAGTGCGTCGAGGCGAACCATGCGCCGCTGTACGTCCCGGACCACATGAGGGACAGGCGGCAGTTCACGGGCGTCATCGAACTCCTCTTCAAGGAGGTGAACTCCCATGAAGTGCGAGCTTGATTTCGACGAGGATGGGCTTGTCGCGAGGATCGCGAGGGCGAGCCGCGACATCCTCCGCCGAGCGGGGGCTTATGTCCGCCGCGTAGCCCAGAGGAAAGTCGTGACGAGCCCCAAGGCGTCGCCGCCGGGGTCGCCTCCGCATTCGCGCAAGGGCCTCCTCAAGCGGGCGATACTCTTCGGCTCGGATGGCGACAGGTCGGTTCTCGTAGGACCCGGCTTCAACTTCGTCGGCCCCTCGATGGCAGCGCACGAGTTCGGCGGGAAGTACAGGCGCGAGCGCTACCCGAAGCGCCCGCTCATGGGTCCCGCCTTGAAGGAGTCCGCGCCCCACGTCGCAAAGATGTGGAAGGACGCGGTCAAGTGATTTACAGACAAACAGAAGGAGAACCATAAAATGGCATACAAGCTTGGATTGGACGCAAAGCTATTCCACGGAGCGGCGGGGCAGACCGCCAACTCCGAGATGGCGAACTGCAAGGATGTGACGCTCACGCTGGAGACGGGCGAAGCCGACATCACGACCCGCGCCGCCGAGGGCTGGCGAATCACGGCTGCGACGTTGAAGGACGCGAGCCTCGAGTTCGAGATGGTCTGGGACACGTCGGACAACGGGTTCAAGGCGATCAAGAACGCATACTTCAACAACTCCGCCATCGCGCTCTTTGCCTCGGACGGCGACGGCAACGGGCTGGACGCGGACTTCGTCGTGACGTCGTTCTCGCGTTCCGAGCCGCTGGAGGAGGCATTGACCGTATCCGTCACCTGCAAGCCGACCTTGGTGACGCGCGCGCCGACATGGAAGGACGGAAGCGGCAACGGCGGCTGATGACGCTAAGAAAGGAGAAGGGGAATGAGACGTTTTACCGACACGAAAGGCAGGACTTGGGACATCGAGCTCAACGTCCGCCAGATGAAGCGCGTGAGGGACATCCTCGGAATCGACCTTGTGAACATCATATCGACAGGCAAGGACGGGGCGGTCGCGACGGACACGCTGGATCGCGTGGCCAACGACCCCATCCTCCTCGTCGACATCCTGTGGGTTCTCTGCGAGGGGCAGGCGAAGTCGGCGGGAGTGACCGACGAGGACTTCGGAAGCTCGTTGGCCGGCGAGTCCATCGCGGAGGCGACCAGGGCGTTCCTGGACGAGCTCGTCGATTTTTTCCCGGGGGCGAGGCGGCTCTTCCTCAGGAAAGCGGTCGACCTCGCAAGGAGGTTCGAGACGGAGAACCTCTATGTGCTCGAGAAGGCTCTCTCGAGCCCGGAGTTCGAGGAGCGTATGAAGACCTCCTTGAGACCGCAGCCCGGCTCGCCGGAATCTGCGGAGTCGACCCCGGTCCCCTCACCTTGAGGGAGCTGGGGCTCATGGCGGAAGGGCGGGCTAAGTTCGAGTGGGGGATGGTATCCTCGCAGATGGCGCTCATGGCGAACCTTAATCGCGATCCGAAGAAGGGAAAGCCGTTCAAGCCCTCGGACTTCAACCCTTTCGCGCCGGTGCCGCCGAAGATAGTCCTTCGCGGCGAGGAGATGAAGGAGGCTCTCAAGGCTGCGTTCTGCAGGGGAGGCGCCAGATGACGGACATCGTGAATTCCGCATATGCGGTAGAGCGCCTAAAGATACTCGCGGAGGAGATCCGCGAAGTTGCAATGTGGCTCAGGGAGAACCACGGCGAGGAGTACGAATGCCGGGAGCGGCTCGGCATGCTGGAACACGCGGCGGGCGTGTTCCTTGAAGAGGAGAAGTGAAAGGAGGAGTATCATGTCGGCGACGGCGAACATTAAGGCGGGACGCGCATACGTCGAAGTGACCGCCGATTCCTCGAAGCTCCGCAGGAGTCTCGGCGAGGCGCAGGCCGAGCTTCGCTCCTTCTCCAAGTCCTGCACGGCGATGGGGCGCGAGATGCTGGCCATCGGGGGTGCGATATCGCTTCCGTTCGCGCTCGCGGAGAAATCGTTCGCGGGGTTCGACGACAGGATGAGGCTCGTGCAGGCCGTCACGAACTCGACGGGCGAGGCGTTCGAGTCGCTGACGAAAACGGCGCAGAGGCTGGGGCGGGAGACGTCCTTCACCGCGCAGCAGGTCGCTGACGCGATGGTCGCGCTTGGTCGGATGGGATTCGACCGGGGGGAGATTGAAGCCTCGATCTCCTCCGTTTTGAATTTGAGTCGTGCGACAGGCACGGATCTTGCTGAAAGTGCAGATATAGCCGCGAACTCCATGCGCATCTTCGGCCTCGAGGCCTCGAAGATGACGCAGGTGTCGGATGTGCTTACGGCGACCGCGAACGGTTCCGCGCAGACTTTGACCGACCTCTTCGAGGGACTCAAGATGGCGGGGCCGCAGGCGGCAGCGGCGGGGGAATCCCTGGACGAGCTGTGTGCGGCGCTTGGCGTCATGGCCAACATGGGCGTCAAGGGGTCGCTTGCGGGAACAGCGCTCCGCAAGGCGTATGTGCAGTTCGCCGACGTGAAGGTCCAGAAGACGCTCCGCGAGGTCGGCGTCGAGGCGAGGGACGCGAACGGAAACCTCCGCAAGATGGCGGAGATGATGCGCGACATCGCTCTTGCGACATCGAAGCTCCCGACCGCCGAGCGACTCGCGTTCATGAAGGACGTGTTCGACGTCAGGGGCATGATGTCCGGGATGTCGCTCACGAAGGACATCGGCGAGCTCGACGAGTTCCTTGCGAAGCTCAAGGACGTATCCGGACAGGCGGATGCGACCGCGAGGGCGATGGATGCGGGGATAGGCGGCTCGTTCCGCCTCTTCCAGTCGGCCATAGAGGGCGCGATGAACGCAACGGGCGAAGCCCTCAACTCTACCATCAAGCCGATGGTCGAGCGGATAACCGCCGTCATCAACTCGTTCACCAAGTGGATCGAGGCGAACAAGGGACTTGTCTCCTCGATAGCGGTGACTGCGGGCTCGATAGCCACACTTGGGGCGGCATTGCTCACGATAGGCACCGTGAGCCGTGTGCTTTCGGGCGGGATCGGCGCCCTTTCGGGGGTGTTCTCCGCCTTCGCGGGAGTCCAGGCGGCGCTTGTCTCCAAGGGAATCGCCGTCCAGGGCTCGTTTTCGCTCATGGCGAGGGCGTTCGCGGACTACAGGAACGCAGCAATCCCCGCCATGGTGGGAACTTCGCGGCTTCTTGCGGCCCTGAACCTCCCGATAGACAGCCGGGCGAAGCAGATAGCGGCTTCTCTCGTCCTCATGTCGAACGCGGAAACGGCTGCAGCCGCAAAATCGGCGATTGCAAGCCGCTTCACTGCGGTGACGCAGGCCCTCAAGGGCCTCAATGCGGCCAATATCGCGGCGACTGTGAGCGCAAAGGCGCACGCGGCGGCCGAGACAATCGGCACAATCGCGGCAAAGGCGGCTACGGCGGCCCACGTTGCGTTCGCGGCGGTCGGACGGGCGTTGACCCTCAGCCACGCGAAAGCCGCGCTGACGGCGGGTGTGGCGGCGACAGCGAACGTCGCCCTCGCAGCGACCACCAAGGTGGTGGCGGCGGGCTACCTCGCAGCCTCTGCTGCGGCGACGGCGTTCTGCGCGATACCGATAACTTGGGTACTCGTCGCAATCGTGGCGGCGCTGGGAGGTCTCTGTGCTTACATGGCGTCCGCCACAAAGCACACGGCGAGCCTTGCGGACGAGATGTCGAAGCTCCGCGACAAGGGCGACCAGCTGAGGGCCACCGACCAGCTCCGGATGGAGCGTCTCCAGCAGCTCGCCGAGAAGGAGAACCTCTCCAACGCTGAGATGGCGGAGGCCGAGAAGCTCGCCGGGCAGCTCAAGGGACGCTACGGCGACCTCGGCATATCCATCGATCGCGCCGCCATGTCCATCACGATGGCGACCGATGCGCAGGAGAGGTTCAACGAGGCGATGAAGGCGCAGGCGATCCACCAGATCGAGGCGGAGATTTCGGAGCTGAGGAAGAACATCTCCGAGCTGGACGAGGAGAACAGGTCGCTCTGCGGGTTCTGGGTGAACACCTGGAACACGGTGACCTTCAGGATGGGCAAGTCCGCCCGCGACATTGAGGCGAACGGCGAGAAGATGACCGAGGCCATGAAGAAGATGGCCGACGCCCAGGAACGCCTCAATGCGATAAAGGGCGGAGACAAGGACGCCCTGACTGGCGGCAAGACCGAGCGCGAGAAGCTGGAGGAGAAGGTCGAGACCGGGCGGAGCGAGAAGCACGCCAGCATGGACGAGGCTGACTCCGCGTCAAAGAAGGCCGCAGACATCGAGAAGCGGCTTATCCGCGAGACGAGGAGCGAGCTCGAGAACGAGATTTCCGACATCAAGGAGCTTAGCGACGAGTACAAGGCTCTCATCTCGACCGTCCTCTCCTACGAGAAGTCGAAGAGGGACAAGGACCTGGAGAAGATCGCCGACCTCGAGGGGCGGCTCGCCGAGGCTGACGCGACCGCCGAGCGCCGCATCAAGGCGGCCGAGGCGAAGATAAAGTCGAAGTTCGACAAGGAGATAGCCGATCTTCAGGAGTCGTTCGACGCGACCGCCGAGGATATCGCAAGGCGCAGGAGCGAGGGCGAGACCGACCGCAAGGTCGAGGACGCCTTGAAGGACGATGCGGCGAGGGGCATGAAGCTCTTAAGTGACCTCATCCTCCAGTCGAAGCTTTCCGCCGCAGCCGCGAAGGAGGAGTTCCGAAAGGCGCTCGCCGAGGCGTCGGCGGACGGCGACGTATCCGACGACGAGGAGAAGCGAATCCGCAAGGCGCAGGATGCATACTCGCTTGCAGAGGGCCTTGTCGACAAGTACGAGGCGAAGCTCAGGAATGCGCAGGAGGCGACCTCGAAGCAGACTTCCGTCGCGAAGCCGCAGGGGACGTTCTACGCGAACGCCGCGCAGTCGCTCCGTGGTTCGCAGATGGAGCAGCGGATGCTCACCGCTACGCAGGAGATCGTGAAGCACACGAAGAAGACGGCAGAGCTCCTCAAGGGCGGTGCAGGCGGCGGAACGGCGATGACGTTCCAGTAATCGCTAAACGAACATCGACATGTAGTGGGGAAGAGTGATCTTCTTGCCGACTTTACCTACATTGCCGGTTATGAACTTGTATCCGAACGAGACGTCGTCGCGCTTCAGCATGGTGTCGAACGATGCCGAGGAGCTTCTGCCTCCTTTCACTTCGATGGGAACAACACCGCTTTCGTGCTCTATTAGGAAATCAATCTCGCCAAGTTGTGCTGTTTTCTGGTAGTAGTACGGAGTGTAGCCTCTGGATACGAGCTGCTCAGCGATGGCGTTTTCGTAGAGGCCTCCCTTGGCGAATCCAACGATGGTGTTGTCCAGAATATCCTTCTTGGCGCGGAATCCCATCATTGCCGTGAGTATGCCTACATCTGTAAGATACATCTTGAAATTGTCGCCTGTCTTGTACACGCTCAGCGGTATCCTGGTTTCGGTGGTGTTGAAGCACTGGATTGACAGCGCCGACTCCCGCAACCAGTCGATGGAACTGGAGAACTTTCTTGCAGAGCCGCCGCTGGCTACCGCAGAGTACTTGAACTTGCGGTTCTCCCTTGCAAGCTGTTCCGGGAGCGAAAGATAGCAGGCGCGAATCTTTGGCTTGTCCGTTTTTGCCGCGTAGCGGGCTATGTCGTCAAGGTTTGCATTGACTATTTTCGATTGGGCTTTGTAGGCCATGCCGAAGTTGTTGTTGTCTATGAATGTCGACACGACTTCAGGCATGCCACCAATGGCGAGGTACTCGCGGAACAGATTTAGGAACTTATCGTTGATCGCGGTCTCCACTGGAGAGCAAGTCTTGAAAGATTCGCGCAGAAGCCCTATCGTGTCCTCTCCGTAGCCGTGCGCCCAAAGGTACTCCTCAAAATCCATTGGGCGCATGAAGACCTGGTTTTCGTAGCCGACCGGAATCGACTCCTGGTTCCGTTCGCTCTGATGTTCGTCGTCAAGGAATGTGAGTCCGAGGAGAGAGCCGGAAGCGATGACATCGGCTCTGCCGTCTAAGGCGAAGCTCTTTAGGGCGGTGCGAGCCCTGGGGCAGCTCTGGATTTCGTCGAGAAAGATTAGCGTGTCGCCAGGGACGAGCTTGAAGTCTGGATGGGTTGCGCTTATGGTCGCGAAAATGGTGTCGGCTCGAAGGTCGTCGCCGAATATCCTCGCGTCACCTTTGTTGAGTATGAAATTGATGTAAATGTAGGAGGAGTAGTTCTGCTTGCCGAACTGGTTGATGATAAAGGTCTTGCCAATCTGCCTTGCGCCTTTTACAAAAAGGCATTCGCAGCCATGAGAGGCTTTCCATTTGACTAGTGTGTCATAGAATTTTCTCTTGAGCATATTTTCTCCAATTTTCGGCGATATTTTAGCAAATTATTGGATGTGCGTCAAGTGGGCGTGCAACTTTATAATGGGTTGATTTTGGAAATATTGCAACTTTATAAGGGGTTTTATTTCTGGAAAGTGCAACTTTTTAAGGGGTTGATTTTAGAGAAAGTGCAACTTTTTAAGGGGTCGGTTTTCGGGGCAATGCAACTTTCGAGGGGTTGAAATGTGGAAGTGTTGCAACTTTCGAGGGGATGGCGTGGGTTCTTGACGAAAAACGAAAGTAAAAGAAACGGAGGTGTCTATGGCAGCAGTGCGTGTGGAGGAGGCGTACTCCGAGCGCGACGAAACAATCGACGCGAAAGGGAACGTGATCGAGGTGGAGATTCCCTACCTCGTCTTTAATGTGGACGACGAGTCTGAGGCTCTCTCAGCCGTCAAGTCGAACCACAAGTCTATAACCGGCATGAGTCTCGAATCGGTCGAGACCGTCGAGCGGATCAACGACACCACATGGAAGGTCAAGGCGGTCTACGAGGTCGACGAGGACGGCGGGGGCGATGACACATCTCCCGACGAGGACGAGGACACGACCGTGTTCGCGTTCGACACCGGGGGCGGGACGAAGCACTTGAACCAGTCCCTGAAGACCGACGGAAGGTATCCGGATGACGCTCCCGACTTCGGCGGGGCGATAGGGGTCGACAACGAGGGTAACGTGAACGGGGTCGAGGTCACGATGCCCGTCCTCAACTTCACGGAGACGCACACGCTCTCGGGGAGCCGCGTCTCGACCTCGTACAAGAAGACGCTCGCGGAGCTCACGGGGAGCGTGAACAAGTCCGGCTTCAGGGGCTTCTCGGCGGGCGAGGTTCTCTTCCTCGGCGCATCGGGAACTAAGCGATCCAAGAAGGCGTCCGCCCCGTGGGAGATAACCTACCGCTTCGCCGTCTCGCCCAACCAGGCGGGCTTCAAGGTGGGCGACATACAGGTGAGCCGCAAGTACGGCTGGGACTATCTTTGGGTCAGGTACGCCGACAAGGTCGCGGAAAGCGGCAAGAACGTCGTGAAGAAACCCGTCGCGGCGTATGTCGAGATGGTCTATCCGGAGGGGGACTTCGGAAGGCTCGGTCTCGGAAACTGATGCATGGGCCGTCAAAATCTGACGGTCCAAAACAAAGGATGCACACGTAAAGGAGGCGTTTCATGGAGAAGGTACGATCCGGCGAGGCGGTGAACATCAAGGCTTCTACCTGGAACGCCTTTGTGGATGCCGCGAACTTCGTCAAGGAGGCGAGGCGGAATGCGTCCGGGAAAGGCATTGCGTCCGGGCTGGACGTCGGGATCGTGAGGGTCAAGAACGGCGAATCGACGCTCATGGAGCGCTTTTCCGGGCTTGTTCTTACCGGCGTCGCGGTGACGCCCGAGACTAACGAGGACGAGTTCGTTTCCTGTCCGCCCGTGTTCAGCGGTATGCTAATGACGGCGGCCCGCGAGGGGATGCCGTGGTGCGTTCTCCTGGAGCCGATCCCCGCCGGCGAGATAGGCCGCGCGATGGTGCTTGGGGTGACGCCCGCCAAGATCACGGTCTCCGCCTCGGACGACCAGTATGCGCAGCCTAGGGCGGGATCGTCGACGGGAGTCATAGAAACCGCCGCCACCGGCACCGCGAGAATCCTCTGGAAGGAGAGCGGCACCGGGACCAAGTGGGCGATCCTCCAGCTCGGCGGAGCGGGGAGCGGCGGCGGCGGAGACGAGAAGGCGCTCATGTGCAAGGTGACGGGAGGCGACTCGACGAACGGCTACAGCGTGACCGTCTACCCGAACGGCAGGAGCGAAGGCGGGACGCATTCCGCGAAGCTCTTTCTGCCGGACGTCGCCCTAGATGCGGACATTCCTGCCGGCACGTGGATCATCGGACACAAGGGAGTCATGAGTTCGACGGGAGGGAGCGAGACATGAGCTTCAGCTACGTTCCCGGAGAGTTCCGCATACCGAAGATACCCAACTTCGGTCCGCCGGACGGCGTGTGGGTTGGAAGCGGAACGGACTCGGGGTATTTCGCCTTCAGGCTGCCGTACTCCTATTGGGGCGACAACATCATGGTCAGGAACGACCTCTGCTTCTCGCTCAAGGTCAACGGCTCGACGCTGAGCCCCGTCTACACACCGATAAACGGCTACATACACTGGTCCGGGGGCGGGCACCTCTACTACACGCAGACATACGGCTGGGTGTACATGACAGGCATGTTCCCCGGCTACGAGCCGCTGGAGGAGAACGTCAAGTACGACCGGGAAAAGGGCACGTACTCCGGCGAGGGCGACGCTTTCTACACGTGCTGGGGACTCCCGTCCTACGAAGGAGACGAGGTCGAACTCAGGGCGCGAGGCAGTCTCTACGGCAAGGAGCCGAAGACGCTCACAGCATCCTGGAACAGGTGGATCTGCGAGACGGGCGAGTTCGGGAGGTACGAGCCGCAGGGAAGCGCGACGGGAACGAGGTATCTGGGGCTTCCGCGCTTCAGGGGTTCAAACAACGAATACTTCGTGCGCTCTCTGGAGAAGACGAACGGACGCTTCACCTACGGGCGCATCCGCTACCAGGGCGGCAAGTGGGTGATCGGCACCGTCGGCGCGGACTCCGGCTGGCACGAGGGCGACGAGCCCGACCGCGATGGCGGTAGCGTCGCCTTCAGGTTCTGCAAGAACGAAGGGAGCGAAGCGAAAGGAAGCGACATCACGGTGACGCTCCAGGACTTCGTCAAAGGCGACGAGACCGGGAAGGCGTATCTCGGAGAGGTCGCCATCTGGAGATGACGCGTCCGCCGGGAAAGAAAGGAGAAGGGAAATGCTCGAGATCGAATACGAGGAGCCAAAGTCGTGGGACGACAAGGGGATGGACTGGAACAATCCTGACCCGAGGCGGGCGGACTACGTGATGGCGATAAGGGGCGCTCTCATGGAGCGGGCCGCCGCCGCCCACTGCTCGCTCGACCGGGCGATCAAGGATGTCAGGCCATACGCGCCTGTTTCGATCGAAGCCCTCATCGGACTGCTCGGCGACATAAGGGACCTGGCGCCGTACTACGTCAATGTGGAGTGGACGGACTACAAGGAGGACATGTCCGATTTCCCGAGGATGTGGACGTACCGCGACCTCGTAAACACGGTCGGATGCGAACTCTACCTGACGCCCTGCGGCGGAGACATCCTGGAGAACGGAGGTGCGTGGTTGCGCCGCTTCCGCGCTGCGATCGACCGGCTCACGACGATCCGGTGCACGACAGCATGGGGGACGACGAGGTCGAGAAGCGGGTCGATCCACGATCCGCCTTTCAACGAGTCCATAGGAGGCGCGATGGAGAAGGCCTTCGGCGAGAGGCAGCCTTCGACAGGGACGTTCACGAAGATGCCGTCCTCGTACTCGGCCTGGAGCGGGAACACGCACTGGAAGTGCCCGCAGCCCCTTGACGAGGGTGAGCAAGACTGGGAAGGGAACGTCGACGGATACTGCGGCTACGCCGAGTCGAGCGAGTTCACGGTGACGCGTGTCAGGAACTGGCTCGTCGGGAGGGCGCCCGACTTCGTCGGCTACTCGCTCGTGGGCGCGCCTACAGAGCCGGTCCCGTACTCCCAGGAGCTTGCGACCAGCATATTCGACCCTGGCGAAAGCGGCTCTCGGGAGGGACTGACCATAAGGCGCGAGCAGATTGACAGTTCGTCCTCGATGAGCCTTACCTTTGGCTATGCGGATTCGATTCCGCAGAACGGAACCGTCCCGCAGAGCGACTTCGACGAAGAGGGATACGCGATCCACAGGCGGAGCGCCAAGCGCGGCTACGAGGCGAAGTTCTGGGCTTTCCTCGACTACGGGGTAGAGGGCGGATTCCGCTTCAGGACGGACGGTTGAATTTTGAAGGAGGACTTATGCAGACGATAACGATGTACCTCAGGGCGGCGAGCGTCAAAGGAACGCTCGTCGACGAATGGAACCAGCAGGTCTCGTCGCTTCCCGCGCTCACGCGAGGGATGCGCGCGGAACTAGTCCTGAAACTCGTCGACACGAACGGCGAGCCGCTCGAAGGCCTGGGTGCATACGGGGCTTGGGACTTCGCGGTCGCGAACGACTGGGACACGACCACAACCCCGCAGCTTCGTGTGACCGAGGGGATAACGGTAGATGAAAACGCCGTCCACGTCCCGCTCACCGAGACGAACACGGCGGAACTCATCGCCGCTCTCGGTACGAACGAATCGGCGACCTTCGGGTGCGAGCTTGCGGGCTTCGAGCCGGGCGAGACGACGCCCGGCTTCCTGCTGCAGTTCGACATCTCGATCAGGAACCGCCGGGCGGACGCGGGGACGGGGCGTCCGTCGCCGGTCTCCGACGCATCATATACGGCGGCGCAGGTGGACGCCCTGTTCGCTGCGGGTTTCGAGATTCAGCTCTCCCGCGACGGGATCGAATGGAAGTCCTACGAGGACTACTACAACCCCGACGTGGAGAACGCCGAGGTGGAGATCCTCCCGCCGACAAGGTTCCGCTTCCGCAACGCCGCAGTCGGACACGACTGGAGCGAGGCGGTGCCGCTCGTCCAGGGCGAGCCGGGGCTTGCCGCGAGGATGTACGTCCACAGCGTCACGACCGGCGAGTCGGGGACGCAGGCGAAGGTCGTCAACTACGGAACGCCTAACGAGGCGAGGCTTGCGTTCACGATCCCCAAGGGGGATCGCGGAAACGCGGCGACCGTGCGGATCGGGAATGTGGAGGTCGCGGGGACGGACGAGGAGCCGGAGATAACGAACTCCGGGACCGCGAACGACGCGATCCTCAACTTCAGGATTCCGCGCGGGGCTGTCGGGGCGACGGGACACGAGTCGTACCTCTACGTCGCATACGCGGAGAACAACAGCGGGCGAGGCTTCTCGCTCACGCCGGCCGCGAGCCGGAAGTACAGGGCGGAGATTCAGACGGACTCGCCCATCGAGACGCCCACCATCTCCGACTTCGCGGGCGCGACATGGGTCAAGTACCTCGGCGACGATTCGACCGTCTACGGCGACGTCCTCGTTGCGGACGCGGACACGAGCGTGCCGCAGGTGACGAGGATCGTCTTCGAGAACGCGACCATAAGGCGCGGGATAGACGGAGAGGTCATCGTCCGTTTTAAGGAGGCCGGGGTCACGGTCGACGAGATGAACCGCTACGCGACCATCACCGGTCGACCCCGGTTGTCCTCCTGGACGAACGGCGGCGGCTCGCCGAGCGCGATGCCCGGCCTTGAAGTTGCGGTGCCGCAGACGATAGGACTCCTCCTCGGATTCCCATCGTATTCATCTTTCATCGGTTAACAAAGGAAACCTCAAATGGCTACAATGCGATACTCGAACATCGACTTCAACGTCGTGTACGTCGATCCGTCGAAAGGCTCGTCGGGGGACGGGACGACCCCGGCGAACGCGCTCAATGCGCTTCCCTCGACGGCGGCCGCGTTCGCGGATGCGACGTGCTACCTCATCCGGCGCACGGCGGAGACATCTGCCGTGGTCATCCCGAACGGCACGAACTCTACAGTCAAGAACCTGATGCTCATGGGAATGCCTAACGCGTCGGACGAACTCTACGAACTCGTCCCGTCGGCGGCGAAGACCGCGTGGGGCGGCGACTCGGCGGAGTACGCGAACATACAGTCGACGGCAGCGAGCGGTTCGTTCGCGGCTCCGAACGTCAACGTGTTTCTCCTGCATCGCGTCTATCTCTTCCGCGACGGAATCAACGCCGACCAGTACATCCTCAAGTTCCAGAATAGCACCCAGTCCGTCGGATGCTGGGCCTTCGAGCACTGCAAGTTCGGATCTCGCGGAATCGACGTGGACAAGACGGCGTATGCGACCGCCCTGGCGGCGAGCCGGCTCAAGTCGTATGTGTACGTCTACTACGCGAGGATGCTGGACATCAGGGATTGCGTCATCAACCATTCCCTTGCCGGCAACACGCAGAACCCGTGCGGGTTCTACTGCTACTTCGCGGACATAATGAACGTGGACGGCGTCAAAGTGTTCTCCCCCGTCTGGACGGACTACGCCTCGAACGCCTATCCGCTCTACCTCGCGGGGACCAACCAGAAGGGAATCGAATGCACCGTGCGCAACGTCGAGCAGACTATCCGCATGAACGGCTCGTCGGGAACGCACGTTCCGACGCTCATATACCTCCAGGGCTACATTTCCTGCACGGTCGAGAACATCGAGGTGAAGATGGGGGCGGCCCTTGACGCCGCCAACCCTACCTCGCTCTCCATCGACTACGCGATGATGTATCTCTCGAACGTGTACGAGCTCCTGTTCAAGTCTGTTAGCGTGAACCTGCCGAACGTCTGGTACGCGAAGGAGCCCGTCATCGAGTTCTACCGATGCTATTCGGGGAACTACATCCCCGGCGTCGTGAAACGCATCGAGGACGTCGACGTCCGGCTCGCAAGCAGCGACGCGAGCGGCATCGGCGCCCTTTGCACATACGCGAACGCCACCTCGACCGGCGACAACTATGCGGCGGTCGTGATGTCGTTCTCGTCCTCGGACACGACGATGTACGCGAAGGTGATGGAGGCGACGGACATAACGATCAAGGTTCCGAGGGGCAAGGCGCTCTACGCAGACAACATCCGCCTCACCGACGCGACCATCGAAGGGACGGTGATCCTTTCCGCGACGGAGGCCGACTTCAACTCGATCAAGACTTGGTTTCCGGGGAAGGCGCTCTACGCGCAGAACGGGACGCACGCGAGGGTGCGGCTCATGGAGTCCAACCTCTCGAACCCGGAGTATCCGTACAACGAGGACGCGCTCGTATTCTCCACCTACTCCGAGAACGGGAGCGTCTTCGTGGACGAGTCGAACGCCAGCCTCGCCGCGATGACGACGACCTCTTCGAAGGCGTCCCACATCTACCAGGGGATCGGGTGCAACAGCGAGGGCGCGGACGGACACTTCGCCTTCCGATGCGCGAACGGTCTCTGCGACACGTGGAGCGTGAGGCGCACGGGCGGCGGCACGGCCGCATTGAAGCTCTCGAACAACACCTGCTCTGGTGCCGACATGATGGTCCTTGGACGCAGACCATTCAACGGGATGCAGCTCACGCCGAGCACGACCGGAAGGCACACCTTGAGGGCGCACATCGCATTCAAGGGCTACGCGGTCGCGGCCGAGATGTACAGGCAGCTCATAATATCCGCGACCGTGAACGGCAAGGTGTGGTACTCGACGGTGCATGGACGCTGGGCGGACGATTCGTCGTCCGTCTGGGTGAACGACACGGACTTGACGCAAATGGTCCTCGAGATGCCCATCGACATCCCTGAGGCCGCTCCGGTGGACGTGAGGGTGTACTTCTCGTGGTATGCTGCGGGCGGGTTCGTGTATCTCGACCCCGCGATAGAGTTGACCAAGATATGATGAAAGGAATTCTTCAGATGATTGCCGCCATGATGCAGATGTTCGCGGTCGAACCGTGGAACGAGGAGACCATCTTCGATCTCGAATTCACCGAGGAGCACATAATCGACGGAGTGTACTGCCAAGTGCAGTTCAACTTCACGCCTCTCGACGGAAACGACTCCATCGGAATCGACTGGGGCGACGGGACAACGCAGGAGTGGCCCAAGACGAGCACGCTCCTTGCGCACAACTGGAACACCCGTGGACGCTACAGGGTGAAGTTCGACAAACGCCTAAAGTGGTTTCGCTTCACCGAAGCCTATGCTGTCGACAGCACGACCGGGAACGTCCGCGCCATCGTGAGGCCGAACGTCTATCCAGTCCAGTGGGGAGACTATGTGGAATCCGCCAAGGGAACGTTCTGCGGCTGGCGCGGGTGCAAGGGGCCGATAATCCCCTGGGGCAAGTCGTTGAAGGACGCCTTCTGCTGCTACCAGTACTGCACCAACGTGACGGGCTCGTTCCCGAAGTGGGGGCCGTCCTTCACGGACTGCACAGGCGTCTACGACGGATGCACCGGGCTTTCAGGCCCGATTCCGGCATGGCCCAAGAACATGGTCAAGTGCGACCAGTGCTACCAGAAGACGGGCGCGTCGGGGACGATACCCGCATGGCCGGAGAGCCTCACTTCCGCGAGGTCGTGCTACAAGGAGTGCGCGGGGCTGACGGGAGCGTGGACGGAAGATTCCGTCCTCCTCATGCCCGACGCAACGGACTGGCACGAGGGCATGATCACGGGACACGACGACGTAGTTACGGGCGCGGGCGAGGGGCTTCGCGCGCTATTCTACGAAGACTGGGGCGGAACTAGGGTCCGGCTCGAATAACGAAAGGGAACACACAAGATGGGAACAGACACGACAATGCACGAACCGAACTCGTACTTCGAGTCGTTCGCAGGGATAGCGGACGCGCTTGACGCGCTCGCCAAGGCGATCACGCCCGATCCGTCGGACGACGGGACGCCGCCGGAGGAAGGCGAGAAGCCATGCTGCAACTCGTACTTCTCGTCCTTCGGGAACATACGCGACGCCCTCGACAGGGTAAGGGAGGCGATGGTCGAGAGGATAGAGGATCTCGCGGAGAAGGACCCCGACTTCGCTGCGTGGAAGGCTTCGCAGACCATCCCGCTCGGCAAGGGCGCGAATGCGGCGGCGAACGGCGTGGCGATTGGCTGGAACGCGAACGCGGGCATGGGGACGGGGGGCGGCGCAAGCGACTCCGGCGCGGTAGCGGTAGGCAAGGGCGCGTCCGCAGTCGGCATCGACGCGGTGGCTCTCGGGCGCAACGCCGTGGCCGGAACCTCGGGCTCCAAGACGACGAAGGCGACGGTGCAGCTCGGCTCCGGCACGAACACGGCAGACGGCACGCTCCAGTTCCGCACTTGGCGGCTCGTGGACGCGACTGGCAAGGTTCCGAGGGATCGCCTCCCGGACGATGCGGGCGGGCTCGTCGAGTCGACCGTATCCTATGGCGTTGCGGCCGACAGGACGAATGGGCTCCTGTACTGCATCTTCAAGCCGTCGGCTCTCGGCTTCACGGACGAGAAGATCGTCCTCAAGCGCCTCGGCATCGTGACGCACACGTTGACGCCCGATTCGTCTCTGAAGCGCATCCAGATACGCACGGCCGATTTGGGGACGGTTCTCGCGACCTCTGACGCCAAGGCATTCTCCGTCGCCGGAGCGACCGTGACGTTCACCCTCGACACGCCAGTCGAACTCGACGCCGGGACGAGGTACGCCGTGAGGATCGTGGACTCGTCCGGGTACGACAGCACGGCTCCCGTCATGCTCGCGAACAACAGCGGCGGATCGCCCGACCTCATCACGAGGATGACGGGGAGGACTTCCGAGACGACGGACTTCTTCCCGTGCGTCACGCTGACGACTCTCAAGGCGGCTCCCGACATCGCGTCGGTAATCGCCGAGGCGAAGGACGCCATCGACGGCATGGGATGCCTCGACCTCAAGTCGCCCACGGCGTCCGGAGGGACGGTCGCGCTCTCCAACCGCGCGGTGAACAGCGTGACTTTGACAGGATCGCAGGTGGCGTTCTCGTTCCCCACGGCGATATCGGGGCGCGGCAGGGCCTTCGTCCTGCGCATCACGATGTCGTCCTCGACGAACTGGACGCTCCCTTCGGGAGTCACGTTCGAGGGCGAGAGCGACGTGTTCGACGCGGTGCAGGCGGGCGAGACCGCCGTGTTCATCTTCTCGGAGATGACCGCCGGCAGGTTCCTCGTCTCCAGGAAAACCGTCTCGACGGTGACGAAGTAAAGGAACCGAATCGCGGTTCAAGGAGGTAGGAGACAATGGTAACAATCGAAGAGGCGCGCAGGCTTCGGGGCCTGTGCGAGACATATGGACTCGAAGGACGCGAGATCCTCGCCAGATACACCGACGAGGAGCTTGCGGCAATCTACAACGGAATCGGGCCGGAGGCGTTCCCGCAGTGGCTACGCGCCGCGCTGGACGCGATCCATCCGTCGCTCGCGCCTGTCGCGTTCATACACGACGCCGAGTGGCACGAGTCGGACGGGGGCGAAAAGTCCTTCGACGCCAGCAACGCCCGATTCCGCAGGAACGGCGTAAAGGTCGCCTGCGCCGCCTTCGGGTGGTGGAGGCCCCGCCGCTACAAGGTAATGTGGGACGCCGTCAAGTTCGCGCGCGTCTGCCAGCGCTTTGGCTGGAGCGCATGGCGCGCGCCCTACGAGGCGAGGCGGAACGGAGGCGCGGCATGAAGCGGCTTCTTGTCCTGTGCGGCACGGCAGCCGCCCTCGCAGCCCTGTGCGGCTGCGCCTCCCAGGAGATAATCCAGAGGCACTTATCAGGAATTCCTGATAAGTGGCGTTATCGTGATAAGCCAGTTATCATGATTTTCCCGATCTTCCTCCCTTTCTCTACAGGTTTTCCGTGTCGTTTGTCACGATAAGTGTTGAGTAAGAGGCTATAATATTCCTACGCTCCCGAGTGG